TACCGGCCCAGGACTCGATGGCGTTCAGCGCGTAGCCGTTGTTACGCACGAGCCAGCGGGCGCGCGCGGTGATGTCCGCACCGGCAGCCGCGATCAGGGTGTTCAGATGCGCTCGGCTCGGCTGGAAATGGCGCAGCCGGCGGCTTGACTCCCCAGCCTCGAAGCCGCCGATCAGCGCACCGACGCGTCGACGCCAGCGCGAGAGCGTGGCCAGCATTCCAACCTACAGCCCCTTGCTGGCCGCGGTGCGGACGATCCGCCGCCGCGCACCGGCAGAGGCATCGGCGATGCGGCGTTCCAGATCGGCGATCGCTGCGGCCATCTCAGCATCGGTGGCGTAGGTGATGCGGCGGCCCTCGATCTCGACCGTGCGCACCCCGCGCCAGCGCGCCTCGAACAGCGCCTCGCGCCGCGCCGTCATCTGCTCGATCGTCACGGCATCACCTCAGCGCAGATAGGACGGGGTGAACACTCGCCGGCCGCGCGGCGCTCGGCGGTGGAGCACGCCGGCAGAGGGTGGCACGGGATCGGCGGCATCCGACTGCTCGGGCGCTGGCGCAGGCACGTCATCGCGGTGCCTGGGCGCGACCGGGTGCCCATTGCGCGAGCGCGATCGGAGCCCGACCTGCGCCTCGAGATCACGCCACGTCGCCTCGGTCCAGCGATCGGCTCCGGCGATCCAGGCCGCGGCGCGGGCATAGACGCGGCAGTCGAGGACCTCGTTGCGCTCCCGCAGCTTCTGCCACTCGAGCCGAGCGAATCCGCGTTTCGTGCGCACGCTCACCAGCTGCTCGGCGACAAGCTGCTTCACCCATTCCGCTTCCATCCCCCGCGGCAGGTGAATATAGCCTGGCGGATAGCTGCCATCGGCTGCAAGCTCTTCATCCGTCGGCCGACTCAGTCGCAGGAAGCGGTAAGTCTCGCTCTTGAAGGTGGCCACCGCGATCGTCCATAGCCGTGCCCCACGGCGCAGCTTGCGTCCGCCCTCGGTCACATCGACATAGCTCGGCCCGATGACTGGCGCGATACGGTTGAAACCATCAACGCCCTTCACCAGCACGACCTGGGCATGACCAGCGCGGCGCGCCCAGGAATAGACTTCAGGCGCTTCATAGCCGGTGTCGATGGCAAGCTTTGCTAGCCCGAGATTCGGCCCGTTGGCATGCGGCCACGTGCGGCCCAGAAGCGTTGTCAACTTGGCCCATGTCTCGGCACGCTCGGGACCGCCATTGATCACCACGTGATCAACAAACCAGCTTTCGAGACCGCGGCCCCAGGCCCAGATTGAAACCTCGATGCGGTCGCGCTGCACGTCGGCTCCAGCAGTGAGGAACAACCCACCAGCAGGCACGGTACCAATCGGCCAGTCTTCTCGCCGCTCGTAGAGCCGTTCCCAATCCGGCGCTTCGCCACGATCCTGCCAGGTCTCGCCGAGCACGGTGTTCTTGAACGTCTTGATCGCGCGGTCGTCGCCCTGCGATGCCTCCCACAACCGGGCGATCTCGCTCCAACCAAGCCAGCCGACCGGCGAGTAGAGCGCCGAAATGTGGAAGCCGATCGTGTACGGATCGTCCGATACAGCCGTGGCGCGCCATTCCCCTGCGGCCAGCATCGCGGTCTTGTGCTGCTCGCCGATCGGATACTCGCACGCCTCGCACAGATACCGCGCGCTTTCCGGTTCGCCCTTCCGCCAGACCAGCCGCTCGAACCGCAGCCACTGCATCGCGTTACAACGCGGACACGGCACGAAGAAGCGGCGCTGATCGGACGCGAGATACTCCCGCTCAATCCGCGACACCCCAGCAATGGTCGGCGTCGAGACCAGAAAAATCTTGCGGCGCCAGCCGAAGGTGCGGGCGCGCGCCTCGGCAAGCGCAATCGGATCGCCTTCGCCCTCGACATCGCCCGGATAGGCGTCAATCTCGTCGAGGAACAGGAAGCGGGCACTCATCGACCGCAGGCCCACGGCGCTGTTCGCACCGGTCATCACCAGCTGCCCGCCTGGGAACTCCTTCGAGAGCTGCCGATTGCCAGAGTCCCGCGAACGTGCCGGCGCGACGCGCTCGCGGATCGCGGGCGTCTCTTCGATCAACGGATCGATGCGCTGTTCGGAGAAGCGCTTCGCAAGCTCGACAGTCGGCTGAACCGCCAGCATCGGTCCCGGCGCGTGGTGAATAACGTAGCCAATCCAGTTCGTCCCTGCGGTGGTCGCGCCGACCTGCGCGCCTTTCATGAACACCACTCGGCGCGCTGGGTGCGACGGCGACAGTGCGTCCATCACTGCGCGCAAATACGGTGTGCGGGATGTGCGGTAGGGGCCCGGCTCGGCGGAGTCCCGCGAGCCAAGCACGCGATGCCTGTCGGCCCATTCCGAGACCAGCAGCGCTGGCTCAGGCGTCATGCCGTCGCGCCAGGCCTGAACGATCTCAAGGTCGCCATCGAACCGGCCGACCTCCGTGAGGATCGCCTCTAGGCTGGTCATGTCACGCTGATTCGCACGTTGTTGCGCTCAGCAAGCATCTCGCGCAGCCGCGTTTCAGGCATTGTCTGCAGCCGATGCGCATCAACGCCAAGCTCGGCCGCCATCTCGGCCGCGACCCGTGTGGACCAGCCCAGGATCGCGTCACGCTCTTCCTTCGCCAGCCGGTGCACCAGCAGCAGCGCGCGCGCCTTGTCCACCAGCTGGCCCTTGCGCTCCTCGAGGCGGAGCTTGCGCTCCTGGGCCTTCAGCACCTCGTTCGCCGTACGCGCGTTGTGGTAGCTCGCCCCGCTCGGCGGCGGGTCGAGTGCGGGCGCCGGTGCACCGATCGGCAGGGGCTTCGCCGCCGGACGCGGGGGCGGTGGCGTCGGTGTCGCCATCCCGCCGGTCTTGCGCGCCGGGTCCGCCGTGCGGGCGAGCTGCGCACGCACCTTTTCGACGTCCCAGGAGCCGTCCGGCTCGGACGCGATGCGCCCCGAGCGCTGCGCCTTCTGCAGCGCCGTGTGCGAGATCCCCAGCCGGCGTGCCACCTCGCGCTGCGATGGCACCCGTGCAGATGATAGACCTCCGATCATGATGTGATCCGAACCATAGGAAGAAGCAACGATTGAACCGCTGCATTTGCTCGCGTCTGGTTAAGTGCAGCGCAACTACGGGCTCGCGCGCGAGCGATGGTGCCAAGCGGCGCTTGTCTCGCTACACCAGACACGGATCGTCTCGACATCCGGCGCAGCACGTAGGATCGCGCGATCGAGATGGCGGTGAAGATCGCGGCGATCATCAGGTTGTCGTCGAAGCCCACAAGCAACCCGAACAGCGGGAACACCGCGACCTGCGCCAGCACCGCCACGCCGAAGCCGACAGCCACGTTGGCCATCGCCTCGACCAGCGACATAGCGCGCGATTGCTTCACGCCGCCACGCGCTGGTCCTTCAGATCCGCGAAGCGCCGGCCGTCGCCATCCAGGATCGCAGCCGATCCGGTGAGCCTCTGCCAGCGCTCGATCGCGACGTCGCAGTAGCGCGGATCGATCTCCATCGCGACGCACACGCGGCCGGTGAACTCGGCGGCGATCAGCGTCGTGCCGCTGCCGAGGAACGGATCGTAGACGGCCTCGCCGAGCGCGCTGTTGTTCACGATCGGCCGGCGCTTGCACTCCAGCGGCTTCCGCGTGCCGTGCACCGTCTCGGCGTCGTCCTCGACGCCGACCATCGCGATCTGCCAAAGCGTGGTCTGATCGCGCGCGCCCTGCCAGTGTGCAGTCGCGCCCTTGCGCACGACGTAGAGGCACGGCTCGTGCTGCCAGTGATAGTCGCCCCGCCCCAGAACCAGGCGCGGCTTGGCCCAGACGATCTGGCTGCGGATCGCGAAGCCTGCAGCCTCGAGGCTCTCGATCACGGTGCGCGCGTGCACGCCTGCGTGCCACACATACGCGACGTCGCCCGGGAACAGGGCCCAGGCCTCGCGCCAGTCCGCACGATTGTCGTTGGCGACGCGGCCCGTGCGCAGCGTCGTCGAAACGCCAGCCTCGTTGCGCCAGGCCGGATCGTAGTCCACGCCGTAGGGCGGGTCCGTCACCATGAGGTGCGGCCGCGCACCATCCAGCAGCCGCGCCACGTCAACGGCGCTGGTGGCGTCGCCGCAGAGCAGCCGATGGCGTCCCAGCAACCAGAGATTCCCTGGCCGCGTCACCAGAACCGCGGGCGGCGCAGGCGCGGGCTGGTCGGCGGCCTCGGCCGCCGCCTCGTCTATCGCGAGCGCGGTCTCGGCGAGCAGCCAAAGCCCCCAGGCGGCTGCCGTGCGGACATAGTCCTGGTTCAGCACATCCAGCATAGAGTCGCGGGCCACGCATGCGACGAACCCCATCTGGGTCAAAGCGAGCGCAAGCGAAGGAAGCGCGATCGAGCGCGCCCACTCCGTCACGCCCTGCTCGATCGAGGTCCAGTCGCCGGTCGGGAACCAGCCGAGGCCGAGCGCGAAGACCACGGCGAACGCCGGGCCGAGCCAGAAATCTGGCACCGACCAGCTGAACAGCGCGGTCGACATCATGATCTGGTCGGGCCAGCGAT